ATGAACAATACCGCAATACAACCTGGTTACCAAGCTGCACCTGCGAAAATAGAAAGTCTGTCCTACGTTGTTGATGGTAAGACAGTAAATGTACTGCAAACTGGTGTAGCGCCAGCTCCTCCAACACCACCATCCAACTATGACTGCAAATCAGGCATAGACCGCGGCGGTTATGATATTTGGTGCCGCCCTACAACAAAGGAAGCCGCTGAAGCCGCTTGCGACGCTGACCCACGCTGCCAGTCATACAATACATGGGGTGCTATGGGTTGTATTAAGACAGAATCTGGTCCTACAAATCCCAACCCTTCAGTCAATAACTTCTGCGTGAAAAAGGTGGGTGCGCTCACCGACCTAGGCTGCTGGAACGATAGAGGTGACCGTCACTTGAAGGGTTCAAACCAAGGGCGACCGCATAATAGAGACTCATGCGCAGCCAAAGCACGAGCCTTGGGTCACAAATATTTCAGTGTTCAAGACGGTAATGAATGTTATACGGGTAATGATAACTATGCTAGACATGGTAAAGCGGGAGGTGACTGTCCTCCTGGCGGCGGTGGCTGGAAGGCACACACATGGCAAATCGGCTAAACATCTGGTCAAAATCTTAATTTGAAATCATGCGCGTTTTCAAATTAAGACGCCACAAAAAACATGTGAAATATATAAAGATGGTGGTGTCGCCAACTAAAATAATAAAGTCAGTCTTAGCGGATAAGATGATGATTCTTCTAATAGGAATTATTGTTGCCGTCGTCGTCTTTTCATTGTATAACTACTTTTATGCAGTAAAAGAGCCGTTTGCAGTGAACCTAGCAAATATGGTCGATACTTCTGACGCGGACCTTGCCCTGCCATTAGCAGCTGGACAGCGTGATTTATTAAATGATAGCGGTGATTTAATGAGACCAATCAAAACAGTTAAAAACAAACTGTCCCGGATTATCAACATGGAAGGCTTATGCGCAGGTTACACTGAGCCCAATCAATTATCAAATGTAATAAGTCCCTACGCTGGTGAAGGTTGTGGGTGGTATTACAAAGAAAATCCGGATTTAACGTCTTTTCCTGCATACGGTAATGCAAGAGGTCCATTGAATCCGCAATTGAAAGATGTTGCTATTGGTGGTAAGTGGCACTTCTCCAATTTAGAGGAGGCTCAAAAGAAAGAAAATGTCAAACGCTGCTTAAAAATCAGAACATGTCAATTAACCGATTTATTTCCAGGTCGATGCGCGTGGTGTAATAAGTTAGGTTATGCTATTCCTATAGACCCTCAGAGCGGGCGCTCATTATACCCTGAAGATGATTTGACCAACTGCTTTGGAAATCTTACAAAGGATGTTGAAAAATGCCCGCCACTAGAGAAATCCAAATTGGTAGAACGTGATGATAAAGGCAATATTGTTGAGCCGGAACCAATGCCTAAACCGGTTTGTGACCCGCTAGAGGGAAAACTATCAAAGGCGTGCCTACTTTTCCTTGCGGAGGGCGCTGGCATATTGAAGCAAAGTGCAGTCTACAGAGTTATTAATGGCGACCCAGATGGCTATCTACAGAAAGATACATACAATAACAGAAATTTTAAAATAGCTTGGGAAATCATGAAATTTAGAGCGCGTTTACCATATGACGCAGAAATAATGGGTGGCGGTCAATGCACACGTAAAGCTGCATTACGATTCTTCAACAAGCTTGTGGCTCAAACCGGCTACGGTTTCAATCCAAGAACACGTAAGGCAGCATTGTTCCTAGCATTTGGCGAAGAATACACACCTGATATTCCAGACAAGGAAAGCATTGGTCCCTACGACGTTGAGGAACTTGCATTTCTCTTCAAAGAGTGTGGTGGACAACCTGCTGGATTAGCATTCCCAACAGTTGAAAATATTAATAGATACAACGGAACTAAACTTGGTGCAATCATGGACAGTTTTAAAAAGACATGTACAGATGATGTGTACTCAAGCGATATTAATATTCAAGCAAATGCAGTAAAGCAATGTATGGGTACTAATATTAAATTGCCATTGGCTGGATGTGATAAGGAGCGCCCTGCATACGTTCCTAAACCCGCCGCCTGCAATCCTGGTAACGTTCTTATTGGAGAAGTATCTGATGCGCCAACTGCAGGTGTAGAAATGTTGTGGTATTCTTTTGATAGTGACTTGACTTTCCCTGAACGTAGACAGCAGGTCGCCACATACTATGGACGCCAAATCAAATTGGGCATCCCATCCATCACAAAGGATTCTATTCCTTTTAATAAAATTAAGGCAATCGCATTTGTTGCCAGAACAAATATTAAATACAATGGACCAATTTATAAGGCTAAGTATAATATTACCGCCTCAGAAGGTGTAGCCATAAAGGTAAATTCAAAGATAATTATGCGCAACTGGGCGCAAAATAAGAAGGGTACTGGGCTATCAAATGACTTCAAGGTCTCTTCTGGTGATAAAAATTTCACAGAAATGTTCTGGTTTAGTACAAATGCGCCAGAAGGAAAATTCCTGATGAGTATACTTGATAAGGATGGAGAGCAGCAGCCCATACAGTCAAATATGTGCGAACTCAGGGTACCAAAAGGATTTCCTGTAGCCCGTTGGGACTTCTATACAGGTGTTAATAATGAACTGAATGGCGTTTTATCATCATCCGTAAGTTCAACAGCAACTAATGGAAATTTCCAAAACAAGCCGTGTTTGCTGTTTTCCGGTGCAAATCCGTATGTAATTACGGATAACAAAATCGCCGGTTCAGCCTTCCGTTCATTTGCCACCATGTTACACTATAGTACTATTGGAGCTCAGGGCTCTAACCGTGTATTTGTACTGCGTAATACAAATAGCTCTGACGCGGATGAAACATCAAACTACTTGGCAAGTGACTCTATTGAAGCGGGTATTACTAAAGAGGGCAGTGTATTTGCGGTATTGAAACCCGCAAAAAATGCAAAGGTGAATTTACTGTCTGTTAAAACTCCTGACGGCACAGTATCACCTAATACCTGGTTTCACATGGCTGTCTCATGCTCACAGAACTTTTCAGAAATCAAGATATTTATCAATGGTGAGGAGAAGGGCAGGGTCAATGGCTCTGTTGACCAGGCGTTTTATGACAACATGGTATTTGACTATGGGTCTATAGGTATGGGTTATGTAAGCAAGATAGCAGGCACCTCAAACATGGCGTTCAAGGGTGGCATAGCATGGCAGCACTGGTTTGACTACCAACTGTGCAAGGATGATGTTGAAAAGGATAGACGCGGTGCCTTCTGTAACACAGAAGTGTACCCAATCACACAGGACTACATGTGGCCGATGACATGCGGTCTTACAGTCCCTAAGCCCGCACCAACCTCTGGCTGGAAACTGGCTAGAGGCAGAATTGCGGGCTACGCGGATATGCCCCGTGGTGATTACACTATTGAATTTGACCTTACAGTAAAGGGAATTGCCGGCAGTTGGGTGAATATCATACGCGTAGGCAATGGTACAGGTGACTGCTGCGGCTTAGGACAGCGCAGTCCCTCTATTTGGGTAATTCCTGGTCAAACATCACTACACGTTCGCATTGGCGACCAGAATGACGGCAACTGGGGAGTAGATACATCAGCACTTACAATCGGCAAGGAGACTAAGTTTAAGCTTGTGACAAACGGTAAGAACGTGACTGTATCGCTTGACGACAAGGTTATTACTGCTCAGCAGCCATCAAAAAGAGCAACAGGAAACGGTTTCAAGATTTTTTTGAGTGACCCGTATTATGGTGAAGCTAATGTGACGGTTGATAATCTCATTGTAAATATTGATGGTAAGACAATTGATGTATTGACAGATGGTACAGCGGCGGCACCAGCACCGTTACCTCCTCCATTACCTGCACCAGGTCCGCCACCACCTGCGCCGGCGCCACCCCCACCTCCACCACCGCCACCAACAGATATCTGGAAGTTATCAAAGGGGCGCATTGCGGGTTATGCTGATATGCCAAAGGGAGACTATTCAATGAGTTTTGACTTAACAGTTAAAGGAACTATGGGCAGCTGGGGTAACATCATACGCGTAGGAAATGGTACAGGCGACTGCTGTGGCTTGGGTCAGCGCAGCCCCTCCATCTGGGTAATTCCTGGACAAACATCACTACACGTTCGCATTGGCGACCAGAATGACGGTAACTGGGGTGTAGATACAGGACCGCTAGTACTTAATAAGAAGACTCCTGTCAGAATTGTTACAAGTGGAAAACAGGTAACAATATCGGTTGACGGTAAGGTAATCAACGCATCACAACCTTCTGTCAGAGCAACTGGTAACGCCTTTAAAGTATATATGTCTGACCCTTGGTACGATGTGGCAAACGCCCAGGTGGAAAACCTGGTATTGACAATCGACGGCAAAAACATTCCTGTTTTACGTGACGGTGTAGCACCGCTGCCACCACCTCCTGCGCCACCGCCAATAACAATGGGTAAAATCAACATTGTTGAGGCGTCGTATGGTAAGAACTGTAATGGAAACTTGAAGGGTAACAGAACGGATTTGTTCAAGGGCTTAGCAAACGGCAAGAGCGACCTCCAGTACAGCTACAACTATACACAGACAGGTGGTGACCCTGCTGGTGGCTGTGGTAAGACATTGGAAGTCGTGTATAACTGTGGCTCAGGCAATCAGACATTCTTAGCACCCCCAGAGGCTGGATTCAACGCGCAAGTCAAGCTAGCGTGTGGTTCCTCTGGTGGTACAACTGACCTTGGCTGCTGGAGGGATACAGGTGACCGCCAACTCAAGGGCTCCAACCAGGGACGCCCTCACACTAAGGAGTCTTGTGAAGCCAAGGCGCGGGCACTGGGACACAAGTATTTTGCCGTTCAGGACGGTAATGAGTGTTACACAGGTAATGATGACTATAAGCGTCATGGAAAGACAGATGGCGACTGCCCACCTGGTGGTGGCGGCTGGAAGGCGCACACATGGCAGATTAATTAGCTAGTGAAAGCTAGATAAATATAATGTTTTTGTCTCAAAATATAAACATTATACTAAAATAGGGATGCCAAAGTTAGGCATAATAGGCTTACTAGCCGCAATAATAGTGGCAATTATTGTATTTGCATTGTACACATACACAAACAGTAAAACTGTAAGCAGTGAGCCATTCATTAATGAAGAGGTGTTTAACGAAACAAACACAAATCTTAATCCCCAGCCGACTAAGCTATATACAATCTCAGAAACATTAAATAAGGCTGTTACTGAATTTCTAGGGGCAAGTGGTATTACATCCAAAGATATTAAGTTCGAAGCGGATCCTATTCCCGGTTGGGAAAAAAGGAATGATGTGTGCTATAAAGCCTCAGAGCCACAGTTTATTCCATATAGAGACCCACAACAACTAAATGGTTGTGGCTGGTGGTTTAATGAAGACGGATTTGACGATAATAGAGCCTCTTTCAGCACAATGGGTAATAGAAAAGAACCAGTAAATGCAAAAAATGTCAAAGAAAGTAACCCATCTGGACGCTGGATTTGGGACTTGGACGAAGCCCAGCGCTTTGAAGCCCGAAAAATCTGTAAGCGTCTTAAAATATGTGAAATCGCCGACCTGATGCCTGGTAAATGTGGATTCTGCCCGTCATTAAACATGGGTGTACCAATCAACTCAGATGGTCAGAGTCTCTATCCACAAGATTCCGATGCTGCCTGCCCTGATGATGTAGTCACAAATCCCTTCAAGTGTCCGCGACCTGCGGGGGATACCAGCGCAGAAAAGGGACAGAAATTCGTCCGTCTAATTTGCGACCCGGACCCAGACACAGGTAAACTCAATAATCAGTGTCTTATCCGCATAGCCAAAGCCCTAGGTGCTGG